TTAATTGATTTTTTCGATTTCGTCGCGCATCCAATCAAGGTCACGTTTTGTATATGTCTTTTCGGTGATATCCTGAATATGATGCCCAACTAGGATCTTGATTGCGTATTCATCTACTTTAGCTTTCTTGGCAGCGGTGACAAATCTTACACGTGCATCGTGAGGACGATGTTCCGGATTCAAACCAAGTTCTTTCACAATCGCTTGCAGCCCGGTCAGGTAGGTATCGTAGTTCATCTGGATTACCCTTGTTGTGTTGCGAAAGTGCTGCGTGATGAGATATTCACTGTTGTCGTTTACCGATTCAAGATAGCGTTTTTCAACAAGCGGATAAATCCGAGAGTGAATCGGAACAATGCGGTTTTTGCCATCCTTTGTTTTCATCCCACCTTGAAAACTCTTCTTTTCGAGATCAACATTACATGTTTTCAGATTCAGAAGTTCTTGTGGCCGCCATCCCGAATAGCATTGAATCAACACAATGTCGACAAATGGAAGATCAATATTTTTCCACAGAAGGTCTATTTCTTCATCTGTATAGGTAAGGTGTTCTTTGTGGACGACTGGTGCCTCGATATTGAGCGAAAACGTCCGCGCACAGTTTTTATCTACCAGCTCGTTTGCCATTGCATAATCAAACAGCTGGTCGAATGTTGATTTCATCTTGCTTCGTGTATTGTTAGATGCTGCACGTTCTTTTCCATGAATTGTTCGATGGGCTGTCATGATGACCTTCTTGAGATCGCAGGCACGGACACTTCGAATTGGCATGGCGTGAAGTTCTTCGGCGTATGCCCAAACGGAATTATATTGCCGGAGGGCCTGTGGAGAAGCGTTTCTTGTTCGTTCCTCATACCAATGCGCGTATAGTTCATCCATCGTGACAAGATTGGAAAGATCGAACGGATTTCTATGATATTCGACAAGTGCTTGATACGCTTCATTATAAGTCGCAAAATAGGCTACTGGCTGAAGTGGCTTGACAATTGGACGGCCTTCTGGCGATTTTCCGACGGTGACCATTACACGAAATGGACGCCTAAGACGCGCATTTTGAATCTCTGTGATCTGGCCAAATCCATTTGGAAGCCGCATATGCTTTTGCGATGTTTTTGCATACACCGGTTTTTGTCGTGCTTTTAGCGGGTATCCACAGTGGGGGCATGCAACGGCCTGGTCGCTCACCTTCTTGTGGCATTCGGGGCATGGTTTTAACATAGGTACCTCCTTACAATTTTATAGAATACCGCAAATCAAAATAAAAAGCTCGAAAAAATCGGGCTTTTTATTTTTGAAAAGCTATTCTAGGTTAAACGATGAATATTTCATTGTCAATCCTTTGAGGGCAAAAAGAAAAAAATACATCACGCAGACGACCACTTTGTCAGGTAATATCCTTTTGAACCTAAGATGCAGAAAAATGCTCTTAGAATAAGTAAAAAGGAGTAACGTAAAAATGGACAAAGCGAAATTAAAATTGGGGTCTGTGCCGGTGCGTGTGGCTGCGAGGGTCTATGGACGGGACCCGGCATGGGTACGAGCCGGAATCATTGCAGGCTGGCTGCCGATCGGCCAGGCAACACGAAACGGACACACTGTGACGGACATCCGGCAGATGGACTCGAAGTATGGTCGGATCAGCTATTATATTTCGCCGAAGCTCCTCTATGAACAGACCGGCTACGAATGGAGGGGCGAGAAATGAAAGGAGAACGGGCCAAACTTTCGAAGAAAAACCCCTATTATATTCCGGCAGAACGGTACTACGAGCTCAAGCACTTCTGCCGCCAGTACGATGACTGGAAAAAAGCACTCAACTACATCGACGGATGGCAGCTTTCACCCAGTGATATTTCGGGAATCCTCAAAGGTGACCCTCCGGAAAGCCAGACGGAGCGCCAGGCGCTTGCACGCGTCTATTACTCCAGCCATATTGATATTCTGGAAGGGTGCATGCGGCAATTCGATTCAGCGGTCGGGCCGTACTTATTAAGAGGGGTCACGGAGGGACTTGGCTACGATGCACTGCGGGCAAACGGGTGCCCATGCTGTAGGGAACTTTACTACGAATATTACCGTTATTTTTTCTGGCTTCTCAGCAAAGAACGCGGATGACGCGAAAAATACAGGCTCCTTTATGGACGAAAGTTCACGAAAATTTGATTATGTAAAGGAGATTTTATTATGTTTAAGGCAAAAAAGACCGTTATGTACATTGTCGTGAAGGGTGTTGACGATATGACTGATCGTCGCGATCTTATGAAAGAGATCATCCTCAGGAACTGCGTGATTGACCATCGAATCGCTGATTCGCTGGTAAACAAGTTGGGAAGCTGTGGTGATAAGGATCATAAGAAATGCGAGTATCAGCTCAGTCTCGAAAACTATGACCTGTGCGGCATTGCACGAGACTTTGAGCTGCTGAAGAAAGCAGGAATCATCGAGTATGTAACCAAACCGACGAACTACATCGTTTGCTAAAGGCGAGAGCCGTGGAGAAATCTGCGGCTCTTTCTTTTTATCTGGACGCGAAAAATACAGCTGCCTTTATGAGAAAGGTGGTATGAAAAATGTTTAACTTGATTATCTGGATTTTGATCGTTGTGATTCTGGTCAGACTGGCAAAGCTGATTGGAGCAAAGACAAACGAGGTGAAAAGCAGAACAAAGAAAAAGCACTGAATCAAAATGGAGCTTGTGGAAACACAGGCTCTTATTTTTTATGCAGACGCGAAAAATTCAGCTCCTATTATGGAAGAAATAAACCAATTATAGGAGGAAACTACTATGCTGAAGAATATTGTGAATGGTTTTGAGGAAATGATGAATTCGATCCTGAAGGCATTTGACGAGTCGATGAGCGACCCGTATGCTGGCTGGAACGAAGGAGAAGAGCTCCTCATGCTGAATGATGTTCGGTGTGGTATCCGCTGATGGATTCTACCGGAAAACGGGCGTATGGAAACATACGCTCTTTTCTTTTCACATAGAATTTTTCTAACCTAGCATAGAATGTTGCGAAACAACGCGAAAAAATCGGTTTCTTTTATGGAAGAGATGTCTTCCGGAATTTGAAAGGAGATTGATATTATGAACAAGATGAATAAGAGAAAGTACGACAGAGGATATGTCGATGCGACGGACAAACTGCGCGTGTTTATCGAAAGCCGGAGCAAAGTGATGTTTGTGGAACATGACTACGCTACGAGTGAGACAGCACGAGCGGCTTACAACGTTGCGATCGACCGTATCCGCTGCCGTGGAATGGTTCGAGTAATTGTATCGAATGGCGAACTCTTTATGATTCGCAAAGACATCTAAGGCGTGAGAGCTTACGAGAAATCGTAGGCTCTTTTATTTTTTTTTCATCACGCAGACGACCGTAAACACAGGTATAGTAGTACAAAGGAGATTTCAAAATGAACGCTGAACTTGGTATGATCTTTGCTGTCCTGATCTTTGGGATGGGGCTTCTGATCGGCGTGGCCATCGGTTTCCAGCTGAGCGAGAGCCAGAACGATGTCGGAGATCTTGTAATCGCGCCGGGAGACGAGGACGCACCGAATTACATGTTCCTGGACCTGGACACGACGCCGGATGACATCCGGGGACGGGACCATGTGCTGTTGAACGTCCGGAGCATCTCGGCGCGAGAAAAACATTCTGCTTAATGGAGGAAACTCTAATTTACTTTGTAAAGGAGAAAAATCAATGGAATCTTACGAAAACAAAGAATTGCTGATGGAAGCGGCGAAGCAATCGCTGGCGAAACTCAAAGACCTGGAACCGGGTACGGACGAGTACAATTCGGCGGCAAACACGGCACTGAAGCTGTACGACATGCAGCTCAAGGGCGAGGCGCAGGAGAGCGACCAAAACCTGAAAACGGATGACGAGAGGCGAAAAGAGCAGGAAGTCATCAATGATCAGGAGAAGGCTGCGAAGGCGCGTCACCTTGAGATCGCAAAGTTGGGGATGCAGGCATTGACGTTTGTCGGCACGATTGGGATGACCGTATACTGGTCGATCTGCGAGGCTGGGGGTGTGACGCAGCTTTCCGGAGCAATGCGTGAAGGTTTACATGAGATCAAGAGAGGCTTTACAGACAGAAGGTAAAGGAGGAACAGAGGAGGGTCTGTGACGAAAGTCGCAGGCTCTCTTTATTTTTTATGCGATATCATGAAGTGCCGCCCAATGAATGGACGAGTTATTACGGAAGCGTCTACCGCTGCAATCATCCGGTGTATCGTGTGTGTACCCTTTACAAGGAAGGTGTGAGGGGGCTATGTGTGATCCAGCAGCGATTCAACGAGAAGACAAAATCGACCTACTGGAGCGCCATCGACCCATGGCTGACCGACAAGATCTATCTGCGGCGGGGATTCAGGGAATATTTCGACAGCCATGCCGGGCGCAGAAATCAAAATGGAGAATATCCGACCGTGACCGTACGCCAGATTATGTGGGCATTGCGAATGAAGCCCATCAAGCGAGAACGGTGGGAGACTGTATTTGACAGGAGTATCATATGACAGAGAAAAACAACCACGAAGTGCGAGCCTCTTACCCCAGACGCTACCGGGCACAGTTCGGCGAGAACCTGAAGAAGAAACTGAAGGAGCGACGGATCAGCCAGGCAACCCTTGCAAAGGAGATGGGCGTATCCCGGACGTGTGTGGGATTCTGGTGCAACGGACACACGATCCCCTGCAATGAACGGCTGGAACAGCTGGCATGTTTTCTGGAAACGAGTCCGAGGCGCCTGCTGGGATGTGCACTGGACAGCAGGGAACTGGATGATGTTTGGGTAAATCTGATCACCGGAGTGTAACGCGAAAAATTCTCCGTGCTTTATGGGACAAAGGCCCAAGAAAAGGAGAAGTAATATGAACGAATCTATTTTTAAGAAAATTTGGAATTATTCGATTACGGTTGGGCAGATGATCATGACAGCAATTGCAATGGCAATTGTAACGCTTATTGTATGGCTGTTGTGTCGGGCATTCCGGCCGTCGAAAGACTGATATTTGACGATAGACCGGTTAAACACAACTTGAGTTGGGCCGTCCCGGAGAAGAGCTGATGTGAAAGCATGGGCTCTTTCTTTTTTTTTTAGACGCGAAAATTTCAGCTTCTATTATGGAGGTAAGAGGGCTTACATTGAAAGGAGAAAAACTATGATGAAAGCTATTAAGAACTTTATGAACAAACCTTGGACTTGGGGCACTTATTTTAAGTGCTGCGGAGTTGGCATGGGATTGTCGTTGGCAATCCTGGGCACATTTGCAGCATGGGCAAAGTGGAACGAGAAGAAGGCATTGAAAGAGATGCAAGAGAGCAATCAGGAAGAGGACAATATCTGAAAGATCACGCCCTCTTATCTTTTTCAGACGCGAAAATTTCAGATGCCTTTATGGAGGAGATAGCTCAATTGGTAGAGCGCCACTTTCGGGTGGAGGTTATGGGTTCGAGGCCCATTCTCTTTTTCATTTTTATATTTTTTTGGAGGTACTACATTATGGAGGACATTATGCACATCCAGTCTGCATTTCTGCGTGGGCTTATTTCGGACGCGGTTCGGAATGCGATCCGTAAGCAGGGATATGACGGCGTGAACGTCGATCTCAATGATATTTCTGCCGGATACAGCGAGAACGAGAAAAAAGTTCACGTGCATCTGGATATCGACGCTGAGATGAGCAAGAAGGATCTGGTGGATATTCTGAGGAGTATCGACATACTGTGACGCGAAAATTTCTCGATGCTTTATGAGATGGTTAGTCTCAGAATTATATTTTTGGAGGTACAAAACTATGAAGAAATTGATTGGAGCAATTGCGGGTTGCGTTGCAGCTTATTATGTGATTGACGTACTCGCCGCAGTAAGTATGGCGTGCGCATGGGGCGATTTGGTAGAATACGGCCACATGCAGGCGGCACATGAACTGGACGATACGTTTCACAAAAGGTATTGCAAGCGCAACCTGAAGGTATTTGATTTGACAAGGGAAGCACTTTTGGAGAAAATGAAGAGAAAGTAACTAATCGAAATGGAGCTTACGAGAAATCGTAGGCTCTTTATTTTTTCAAAATGGAGGTTGAACATCATGAAAACATTGGACGACATTATTCAAAGCTGCACGGACCAGGCAACGAAAAGTGAACTTCAGGCGCTCAAAGAACGCCTTGGGCAGATCTATTCCAAGGTGGAAAACGCGGAGGACTGCATGAGCATGTGTGCGGACGCAGATATTTACGAAAACTATCTGAGTGCATCCAACCGGTTGTATGAGCTTCTCTACGGTGAAATCATTTTGTGATGGGAGGTCAGACAATGAAACTGACAAAAGCATGCGCGAGATTCTTGCGCAAGCACGGCGGAACTATTCTGGCAGTGGCAGCATCTGTGGGCGTCGTGGCGACGGCCATCGAAACCGGACGGGCAACGACGAAGGCAAAGCATCTGCTCGCAGTGGATGAAGCTCTACGAACGTACAACGAAGATGAGCAGGGCATTGTGGAAGAGCCTCCAACAAAGAAGGAAATCGTCCAGGCCTGCTGGAAAGCCTACGTACCGGCAGTGATTCTTGGCGGCGGCACCATCGCCTGCATCCTGGGCTCCAATGCGCTGAACAAAAAGCAGATCGCAAGCCTGACGGCAGCGTACATGGCGCTGGGGAAGACGTACCAGACCTATCGGGCGCAGGTTCGGCAAATGGTTGGAGACCAGCAGGAAAACGCAATCTTTGAGACGACAAAGTCCATCGAGATGACGGAAAAAGATCGAGCCGTCGAGAATGCTGCAACTGAAAAGCTGCTCTGCTACGAACCGATATCCAAAAGATATTTCCATGCAACGGAGGCCGAGCTGCTGACGGCATTCTATGAAGTCAACCACGACTTTGCCATCAACGGGTATATCGCGCTCAATGAACTCTATGGATATCTGAACCTGGACTTCGTGCCGGAACTCGACGATCGCGGTTGGAGTATCGATTACCTCGGCGAGATGTGGGATAATTACTGGATCGACTTTAATTATCAGAAGCAGCATACGGACGATGGGCTGGATGTGTATTATGTGACAGCATTCCAGGAACCCATCGAAGATTACTTGAACTTCGTCCCCTATAAAGATTACATGGAAAGCAAAGGAGACTGATATTTATGAAGCATATCAACTGGTGGAAGGTGGCATCCATTGCCATGATGGCCGCAAGTGCTATTCTGAGCTTCGGGCATGACCTGATCGAGGACCAGCGCAGCGAAGAGGAACTGCAAGACATGGTGCAAGAAGAAGTGCGCCGTCAGCTTGCGGAAAAGAACTTGTAAACGCGAAAAATTCAGGCTCCTTTATGGAAGAGAAATCCAAACTGACAAATAAAGGAGATTGATATTTATGTACAACCATGATTATTATGCAACTCTGGATCAGGCAATGGTGAAGCTGCTGAAGCACACTGCACTGAACGGACTGCGGACGCTGAATGCGATCGCAATGTACCTGTTCATGCAGCCGATTCGGCTGTGCGAATACATTGAAGACTGCATCCGGATGGAGCGTGACAGTCAGAAGGAAACAGAGATCCGCTTCGAGAATTTGAAGCAGAATGGACACATCTGAAAAAGGCGAGAGCTTACGAGAAATCGTAGGCTCTTTCTTTTTATAAATCATTGATATTTTGGAGGTACGAATATGAACATTCTTAATGTAATCGCTGGTGCATTGGTCGGGGGCAGCCTGGCATGGGTACTTGGCCGAACTTACGGCGAAGGTGTAGGCGCTGCAAAAAGCCTTTTTGTGGTTTGAAAGAAAGCGGGCAATGAGGATATTAAGCTCTATATCAATCACATGATTGCCCGCGATGGGTTTATCACAAAAATGATTTTTATGCAGGGCCTTAATAACCAGCTTGACGATTGTATTGATATAATCAACACGGCGAAAAAGAAGAAGGAGGACTAATTTATGAACCTGAAAACATTTGCAAAGGCTGCGCGGAGAAGCGTGAGCCGGAACGCATCCAAGATTCTGGGCGGTCTGGCCATTACCGGCGGCATCACGGCCGTTTATTTTGCAGTGACGGCCACCCCGAAGGCGATGATCCTGCTGGATGAGAAAAAGAAGGAACTGGGTGTCGAAAAGCTCGATGCAAAGACCATCATCAAGACAGCAGGCCCGGTTTATATTCCGACGGCGGTGAGCATGGGCCTGAGCGCTGCATGCACCATTGGGGCCATCCATGTGGATGAACGCCGGAATGCAGCACTGGCAGCGGCTTGCACACTGTCGGAATCTGCGCTGAAGACCTACCAGGACAAGGTCGTGGAGACCATTGGCAAGGAAAAAGAGCAGGAGATCCGCGAGGCAGTTACCCTGGACAAGATGGCAAAATGCCCGGAACCGAAGAACATCCCGGTGGCAAAGGGCGTCAAATCGGATGATATTTCCTATGACCAGCGCGTGAAATGCTGGGAAAGTCTGTCCGGGAATTATATCTGGACGAGCAAGAACGCACTGGAACGCGCCCTGAACGGTGCAAACAAGCAGCTGCTCAGTGATTTCCGGGTGACCGAAAACGACCTGTTCGACTATCTGGGCATGGAGCACAACCGGAACGGCGATCTGCTCGGCTGGGATACCGATACGACGCTGGAGATCGAGACGTTCTATGCTTCGAAGCTGGACGAGGACGGGATGCCCTGTCTGGTGCTCGATTATGCGACGCCGCCGAAGTGGCTGGGGTATTGATATTTTCGACATCCCGCGGCCGGACGCGAAAAATTCATCTTCCTTTATGGAGGTAATACTCCGACATTATGAACTTTAATAAAAGAGAGGTAACAAAAATGGACGAAATGAAGAACATGAACGAGACTACTATGGAGAACGGGACTTCTGTTGAGGTCGTTCCGGAGGAGAGCGTTGAGATGATCAACACGGAGCAGTCTTCGAATTCTGGTTCGAACTTTGGACTCATTGTTGGCGCTGTGGGCGTTGGCGCAGCCGTATTGTACGGTCTGCACAAGAAGCACAAGGCCAAGAAGGAGGCAAAGGATGAGCAGAAGCCGAAGAAGGCAAAGAAGAAGATCCATCTGCGCAATCCGCTGGTGATCACGGAAGAAGTTCCTGAAGAGGAAACCGTTGATGAGGACATCGAGGAAACTTCTGAGGAAAAGTAATGTTTGATGAAGCGAGAGCTTACGAGAAATCGTAGGCTCTTACTTTTTTGTTTTTTGAAAGGATGACAGTATGGCACAAGTAGAAATGCCGAAGTCCAGCATTGGCCAGAAGCCAGCAGAACCGAAGAAAAAGTTCCAGAAGGTTGTCAAGGGTAAGGTGACCGTCAAGGAACAGAACGACATTCAGAAGATCGCAAATGATTTTCTGGCGGAAGACCTCAAAACGGTGAAAGACCGCATCGTGATGGAGTATCTGGTCCCGATGGTCAAAAACGGCCTGTGGAGCATCTTCAACTCGGCGATCAGCATTGCACTCTGGGGCGAAGACCGCTCCCGCGGGAGTTCGGGTGGATATTCCGGCTCTGCATCCCAGCGGAACAGTTATGACCGCTATTATTCGGGCAGTCAGAACGGACGGCCGGGGAATCCGAACCCGCCGATGCGCCGGAGTTTGCAGAACATCGACTTCGAATGCCGTGGCGATGCAGATGATATTTTGAACCAGATGTACAACGCCCTCCGCGACTACAAGCAGGTGACCGTGGGCGACCTGTGGGACCTGATGGGCGTTTCCAATGAGGCGACGGACTATAACTATGGCTGGTATATGCTGGATCAGGCATATATCAAGGGGATTCCGGGTGGCTACCGTCTGGTTCTGCCGAAGCCCGTACCGCTGCACTGATAGAAAGGATTGATATTTATGAAGTTCCTGAAAAGCATCAAAAAAGACGAGATCATGGCCACTGTGACCCGCACGGCATCCAAGTACGGCTATAAGCTGAAGAAGGCGAGTCCGACCATCATGATTGTGGGTGCTGCCATCGGCGGCGTAACTGCGACGGTTTTGGCCTGCAAGGCAACCATCAAGGCGCAGGATATTCTCGCTGAGCACAACGCAGCGGTAGAGAGCATTCACGCTGCGAAAGACCAGATCAAAAACGGTGAGCTCCAGCTGGACGAAGGCGAGAGCTACACCGAGAAGGAGTTCAAGAAGGACATCACCACGGCATACATCCAGACCGGCCTGAAGCTGGCCAAGGTCTACGCGCCTGCGGTCGGCCTTGGTGCAGCTTCGCTGGGCTGCATGTTCGGCTCGCACCACATTATGAGCAAGCGAAATGCAAGCCTGACGGCGGCTTATATCGCGCTGGATCAGGCATTCAACGAATACAAGACCCGCGTGGGAGACCGCTTTGGCAGCCGTGTGCAGGAGGAACTGGAGCACAACATCAAGGCCGTGGAGATCGAGAGCAAGAACACCAACGAGCAGGGCGTTGAGGAGGCCATCAAGGAGTACAAGGACGTCGCCATGGCACACACCAGCCCCTACACCTGCATCTTTGACGAGACGGTGGACACCTGGCAGCCGGACAATATGCTGAACCGGAATTACCTGTTCCTGATGGAGCAGGCTGCGAACAAGCGTCTGCGCACGCAGGGGCATCTGTTCCTGAACGACGTTCTGAGCAGCATCGGCACCCACGGCGGTGTGACCATGAAGACACCCGAAGGCCAGATCGTGGGCTGGATCTATGACCCGAACGATCCGACCCGGCAGAACCATGTAGATTTTGGCGTCACCAGCTACGTGGAGGGCGACGACGCTCTGAACAGTTTCATCAGCGGCGGTGAGCGCTCTGTGATGCTGCGGTTCAACTGCGACGGCCCGATCATCGACAAGATCTGAGACTGATATTTTGGAGGAATACGCTATGACCAGATTCGTGAAAAGACTTTCTTACGTTTTTGCTGCCATGGCCGGAGTCTGTTTCGTATCCGGTCTGGCGGTTCTTTCGGAGTGAGGGTGTTATGGACAGTTTGGAAAATATGTTTCTGTTTCTAGACTATCTGACCGATACCAAACGCAAGCGCCATGTCGTGGGAGGCATTCTGATGAGTGTCTCCCTTTTCTTTGGCGGTTTGGCTTTCACCATGATGAGCATCAAAGGAGAAGACGATGAACAAGACCATTCGTGACGTGTTGATATTTGCAGCGGGCTTTGTGGGCGGCGCCTACTTTATGCACAGGATGCTCCTGAAAAAGTATCAGGAGTACGCTGATCATCAGATCGAGGATGTCCGCGAGCACTACCAGCAGAAAGAGGCTGAGATGGACCAGACAATCGAGGAAAAGGCGACGCAGAAGAGCTTTGAGCAGCTGGCCGGGAAGTACCGCACCGAGTCGGACCCGGAAGCCATTGCCACCTGTGAGCCCATCGAGATTATCGAGCCGGACCGCTTTGGAGAGAACGATGATTACGAGACGAGTTTCCTGACCTACTACGCGGACGGCGCACTGGTCTTCGATGGTGAATCGAAACCGGTGGACGAGGATGATATTCCGACGCTCATCGGTACGGAGGCGCTGAAGCACATTGGTGAGTTTGCGCCGAGCATGATCCATGTGCGGAACAACAACTATCACAAGGACTACGAGATCCTTCAGGCTCAGCAGTGCTGGGCAAACGTCTTATCGGAGGAAGATGAATGACTTTTTCGAAGCTGACAGAGCAGTATTATGACTGGCTCTATAAGATTGTCTGCGGGGAATGGGAACCGCGAAACCTGTCGTTTCACCGGCTGCTGATGTTCCTCTACAACCGCAGATTCATCCCGGCATGCGAGATGGACGTCTGCCGGGCAACGGATGGGAGCAACCTGCGTTACCGATTTGCAACGGAGAATGATATTCCGTATGCGAAGATCGATGCGGCATTCGGCGGTGAGCCATGCAGTATGTTGGAAATGATGGTGGGCCTCGCACTCCGTGTGGAGGAACACATCATGGAAGATGTGACGGCTGGCAACCGCGTGGGCCAGTGGTTCTGGAACATGGTGGTCAGCCTGGGCCTCGCTGCGATGGACGACAGCCGCTTCAGCGAGGATCGGGCTGAATTTATTCTGGACCGATTCGACAGTAGAGACTACCAGCCGAACGGTGCGGGCGGCCTCTTTACACTTTCCCATCCGACCGAAGACATGCGCCAGATTGATATTTGGTATCAGCTGATGGCGTATCTGAATGAGAACGAGTTTTGATGACATATGAATCAAAAATCTGCATCCCTATGGAAGGATTCGTTGAGAAAATACTCGACGATTCCCATGTGATGCTGCGAATCACGGCGTGTCGAAACGAGAATAACATTGGTCGGCTGATTCTGGCTGACCCGAATTACTGGAGGAAAATTGACAATGGAACTGACTGATATTTTGATCGACCTGAGCAACAGCAAGGCTGCGCTGGAGGTGGCCAACCACACCATCCGCCGCCTGAACGGCAAGTGCATGCGCAAGAATCTGGTCATCATCGGGCTGGCATGGCTCAGCATGAAGGCCTGCACGATGCTGGGGGAGAGCGAAAAGAAGCGAAAAGAAGCAGAGGAGCGCGCACGGAACGCTGAGGCGCGTCTCTTTGAAGAGCAGCGGCCGCAGGACGTGTGCTGCGACGGTAAGGCCCGCGTCGACAAAAAAGAAGTCTGACACAGACCTCGTAGAAAGGAGGAAGTCAGTTGCCAATGATTGATTTCCTGATGATCGCAACGCGGATGGGAAAACGCAATACGATCGAAATTTACCCGAAATTCATCATCAAGAAATCCAAAGATCTGATGATCCGGGGTTCTGATTTCTATGCGATCTGGTTGGAAGAGCGCGGTTTATGGAGCACGGAGGAGCAGGATGCGTTGCAGCTGATCGACCGGGAGCTTGATATTTATGTGCAGGAACACAAGCAGCTGCTCAACGACAGCTATCGGGTGCTCCATATGTGGGATGCGGAGTCCGGCATGATCGACAACTGGCACCGATACTGCCAGCGGCAGATGCGGGACAACTATCATACCCTCGACGACACATTGATATTTGCAAACACCCCGGTCAAGAAGGACAGCTATGCGTCCAAGCGTCTGCCGTATCCGTTGGAAAAGGGGAGCATCAGCGCCTACGACGAGCTCGTGGGCACGTTATATTCTCCGGAAGAGCGCCAAAAGATCGAATGGGCCATCGGCGCCATCGTCAATGGCGACTCGAAAAAGATCCAGAAGTTCCTTGTGCTGTACGGTCCGCCCGGCAGCGGCAAATCTACGGTGTTGAACATCGTAGAGAAGCTGTTCGAGGGGTACTGCGGCACCTTCGACTCGAAGGCGCTGGGATCATCTTCAAATGCGTTTGCACTGGAAGCGTTCAAATCGAACCCGCTGATCGCGATCCAGCACGACGGTGACCTGTCACATATCGAGGACAATACCCGGCTGAACTCGCTCGTTTCCCACGAGACGATGATGGTGAATGAGAAATTCCGGAGCGCTTATGCAAACCAGTTTAAGTGCTTCCTGTTTCTCGGCACCAACAAGCCGGTCAAAATCACCGATGCGAAATCGGGCCTGATCCGACGGCTCATTGACGTGAATCCGAGCGGGGAAAAGATACCAGCAAAGAAATACCTCGACCTGGTGGGCAAGGTGGACTTTGAACTTGGCGGGATCGCCTGCCACTGCAAGGAAGTGTACGAGAAGAACAAACGTTTGTACGACGATTATATTCCGACTCGTATGATGGGTGCTTCCAATGATTTCTACAACTTCATGCTGGACTCCTATTATATTTTCAAGAAGGAAAACGGTGTCTCCCTGAAACGGGCATGGGCAATGTACAACGAATACAATACGGCTGCAAACGTGCCATATCCGTATTCGCGCCGTGCCTTCCGGGAAGAACTGATGAACTACTTCGAGGATTACAAGGAGCGGGAAACCGATGTAAACGGTGAGCGGGTGCGCAGCTATTACAGCGGTTTCAAGGCAGACAAGTTCAAGGAATTTGCGGATACCCCCCAGGGGGAGTCTGCGAAAAATGACCCCCCGCCTTCGTCCTGGATTGACTTCAAAGAGCAGCATTCTCTCTTCAATGATATTTGCAAGGATTGTCTGGCACAGTATGCGAACGAAAATGGCACGCCCCTGCAAAAGTGGGAGAATGTCAGGACCAGACTGGGCGTACTGGACACATCGAGACTGCACTATGTGAAAGTCCCGGAGAACCACATTGTGATCGACTTTGATATTCCGGGGCCAGACGGGAAAAAGAGCTTTGAGCGAAACCTCGAAGCTGCATCCAAATGGCCCAGAACCTACGCAGAGCTGAGCAAATCGGGTGCGGGAATCCACCTACATTATATTTACACAGGCGATGCGGCCAAACTGAGCCGGATCTATGACGAGAATATCGAGGTGAAGGTGTTCACGGGAAAGGCCTCGCTCCGGAGAAAACTGTCGAAATGCAATGATATTTCCATCGCAAACATCAGCAGCGGCTTACCATTGAAGGGAGAAAAAATGGTTGACACAAAGCAGATTCAGGATGAGCGGCATCTGCGTGTTCTCATCAAGAAAGCACTCGCCAAGGAAATCAGCCCCTACACCAAGCCCAGCGTGGACTTTATTGCGCACATCGTGGAGGAAGCGTATGAAGGAAACGTGCCGTATGACATCGATGATATGCGGAATGTGATCCTTGCCTTCGCGGCCAACAGCACCAACCAGGCAGACGCATGCCTCAAGATCGTATCGAAAATGCACTTCAAGTCAAAAGATGACATCGAGCGCAACGCTCCGACCGGGGAAGAAAAGCCCATGATATTTTTCGACTGCGAGGTGTTTCCGAACCTACTGCTTGTAAACTGGAAGTTTGCCAAGCAGGATAAAGTCTACCGGATGATCAACCCTAGCCCGGCGGAGATCGAAGGGCTGACAAAGTATCGGCTGGTCGGTTTCAACAACCGCAAGTACGACAACCATATTCTCTGGGCACGAATGCTGGGAATGTCCAATGAGCAGATCTACGCCCTGTCGAACCAGATCATCAACCAGCATACGGGCTTCTTTGGTGAGGCCTATAACTTATCCTATACGGATATTTATGACTTCTCATCGAAGAAACAGAGCCTGAAGAAGTTCGAGATCGAGCTGGGCATCCACCATCAGGAGCTTGGCTTGCCCTGGGACCAGCCGGTGCCGAAGAGCCTTTGGGACAAAGTTGCGGAGTATTGCGACAACGACGTTCTGGCAACGGAAGCGCTGTTCTATTCGAAAGACCGGCAGGCGGACTTCATTGCGCGTGAGATTCTGGCAGACCTTGCCGGAATGACAGTCAACGACACGACCAACAGCCTAACCGCCCGAATTATATTTGGGCGGGAGAAGCATCCGAAGCTGGTCTACACCGACCTGGCAACAGGTAAATCGGATTCGGTGGTGGAAGTTGAGCCTGATATTTTGACGGATCAGAACATCATCAATGCGTTTCCCGGTTACGAATGGGTACGCGGTGATGACGGAAAGATGCACAACATGTTCCGCGGCACCGACCTCGGCATGGGCGGCTATGTGTATGCCGAGCCGGGGATGTACCACAACATCGCTCTGCTGGACGTAGCATCCATGCATCCGCATTCGGCAGTGGCCATGAATTACTTTGGCGAGTACACCAAGCAGTTCAGCGACTTGATGGACGTGCGTATTCATGTAAAGCATGGTGAGTACGACAAGGCCAAGAAGCTGTTCGGAGGAAAACTTGCGAAGTATCTGGATGACCCTGGCCAGGCAAAAGCCTTGACACAGGCGCTGAAGATCGCCATCAACATGGTGTACGGGATGACCAGCGCGACCTTTGACAACCCGTTCCGCAACCCCAAGAACGTCAACAACATTGTGGCGCTTCGAGGGGCTTTATTCATGCGCACGTTGCAGGACGAGGTGCAGCAGCGTGGTTTCACCGTGGCACACATCAAGACGGATTCCATCAAAATCCCGGATGCCACGCCTGAAATCATCGACTTCTGCATGAACTTTGCGAAAAAGTACGGGTACACGTTTGAACACGAGGCTACCTATGAAAAGATGTGCCTGGTGAACAACGCCGTTTATATTGCAAAGTATCTCGATGCGGATACGGCAAAAGCGCAGTACGGTTATATTCCCGAAAAGAACGAGAAGAAAGGCGGAAAATGGACTGCCACCGGTACACAGTTCCAGGTGCCGTATGTCTTCAAGACGCTCTTCTCGAAGGAACCCATCGAGTTTCCTGACCTCTGCGAGACCAAAACTGTGTCGAAGGGTGCCATCTATCTGGATAAAAATGAGGACCTGCCCGAAGGCGAACACAATTATATTTTTGTGGGACGTGTCGGTCAGTTCTGCCCCATTATTCCGGGAAAGGGTGGTGCTCTGCTGCTGCGGGAAGCGGGCCTGAGTGATACCGGTGAACGGAAATATGCTTCTGTGACCGGAGCAAAGGATTACCGTTGGCTGGAAAGCGAGGCGGTCTATTCACTCCACATGGAGGACGATATCGACAAGGCATACTTCGACAAGGAAGTCAATGAAGCTGTCGATGAGATCTCCAAATACGGCGACTTCGAATGGTTCGCCGCCGATGATTCTGGGACTCCTCCCTGGAATGATATTCAGGATGAAGCTGCAAGAAATTTTGAAGTGAGGTGACAAATGTGTATCTGATTGATGATAACACTGGAAGGTGCGTTGGCGCAATCGATGTTGTCCGTACTGATGGCCCCGATATTATGGGTGGTTTCATCGTTCGTTTATCTTCGATTGAGATAACTCTTGACACTGGAAGGGAATTGGAGTTCCTCGCCAAAGATCTGTATGTGGACATTTTACACAATTATCACATTCGGAAGTTCTCTGAGAAGGCTCAGGGCAGCCGGGAGGACTATTACAAGGATACTTCCAAGCGGTGTGCTGGTGCTTCTGCTCAGAAGGCGAAGGAAAAATCCCAAAATGATATTTTGGACGAAATTCTCGAACTGATTGGGTCAGCAAAGAATACGATCAAAGACCTTGATAAGGTTCGGAGCAACGGGCTTGCGTTCAATGGCTGTCAGATTGATGCTCTTATCAAGCTGAATTATGCGATTGAATGCATTGAGTATATCAAAAAGAACAAAGGAGATTTATAAAAATGTACACCAAGCGTCAGAAAGTCAATATTGACGATACTCGTTTTATTTTTACCACCAACTTCTCTGGTGATCCCAGCCGTGACCGCTTTGGCTCGGACAAGCGCCACGTCAATGTGGTCATTCCTACGCAGGAACTGGCCGATCAGTTGGTGGCTCTCGGTGTGAAGGTACGGCAGACCAAGCCGAATCCGGAGCGTACTTACGACGAGCCGTTTGTGCCGACCTACTTTGCTCCGGTCACTATCAACATGGAATCCAAGTGGCCGCCGCACGTGTACTGGATCACTACCACCGGCAAGCGCCTGCTCTGTGACATTGATACGATCGGTCAGCTCGATTTCATTCGGGTTAAGAATGTCTGCGTTCAGGCCAATCTCGTGGAGAAGCGCAACACTCCGGGCGAGTACAGCCTGTATGCAGATGTCATGTATGTGGAGCAGGATGCAGATGCCGATCCGTATGCAGAACGGTATGCGCGCTATGCTGCACCGGAAGCAGACATGGCCGAGCCGAGCGACCACACCGAAATTCCGTTCTGAGGGAGGAATGTTTTATGGCAAAACTGTTCGTCAGCTGCCCGATGCGTGGACGCACCGAAAGGCAGATTCATGACACGATCAACCAACTGTGTGATATTGCAGAGGCTATCTTCAACGAGAAGTTTGAAGTGATAGACACGTGGATCGCAGAGAACGCACCTGCGTCCAATCATGAGCAACTGTGGTATCTTGGAAAATCCATTCAGCTTATGTTGGAAGCAGACGCCTTTATCGGTGTCTACGATGACCAAAAGGAGTTTGCCGGGTGCATCGTAGAGAATTATACGGCAAAACTGTATGACATTCCGCAGTATCTGGTAAATATTGCGTATGTTGCTCCGGACGTTATCAACCGACGCCTGGCCGAGACGTATTAACGTTAAAATTGAGTGCCGGGGTCAGTCCCTGGTCGAATGTCCAGCCGGTGAGTGCCCACGTCGCAAATGGCGGCTCTAAGGAAACAGCTCTATTTATATTTTCCCTGAGCTCCGGAGAAATCTGGGGCTCTTTTATTTGAGTCATTAGCATGGGCTGTACGGTGGGTTCGATTCCCGCATGACTCGCAAATGCTCAAAAAAGGAGACTGATATTCATGGCAAAAGTTTGGAAGATTGACAAGCCGTGTATGGATTGTGGGGTGATGATGTACGCCGTTTATCCGGGCCAAAGGTACTGCGAGAAATGCAGAAAGGCGCGGTTCCTGAAAAAAGACGAACCGAAGCCGAAGAAACTCACGCTTCAGGATATCATGCGCGAAGCTGATAAGGAGGGCTTGCAATATGCGTCCTACTGCAAAAAGCACGGACTCTACTAAGAAAGAGTGGAAGGTCTTTACGAAAAACGGCAAGGAGATTTTTGCTTACACAGTCTATGGTGAAGGCGAAGACGAACAGGAGGCGACTATCGCACTGCTGGCCTACGAAAATCACTGTAGAAAAACTTCGATCCATGTGCACACGGAATGGAGGTAATTACACTGATGGCAGGCGTAACGCTCTACGACTACCAGCTGGATGCACTCAAACGGATGAAAATTGGCTGCATCTTATGTGGAGGCGTAGGAAGCGGAAAATCGAGAACCAGTTTGGCGTTCTATTATACGCTATTTGATGGGATAGTGAACACGGAAAATTACGTTAAGATGACAGAACCACCGGATTTGTACATCATCACGACCGCTCGGAAACGAGATACTGGCGAATGGGATGAAGAACTGGCCCATTTCTACATGTCTACGGATAAAGAGCATGATGTTTACGAGCATACCGTCGTTGTAGATTCCTGGAATAACATTGGAAAATACGTTGGTGTAAAGAATTCGTTCTTTATATTCGACGAGCAGCGAGTCGTTGGGAAGGGCACATGGGTAAAGGCTTTCCTGAAAATCACGCAGAGCAACGAATGGATATTGCTCAGCGCGACCCCCGGCGATTGCTGGACGGATTATATTCCGGTGTTCATTGCAAATGGATTTTACCGTAACCGGTCAGACTTCAATAACCAGCATGTGGTTTATAGCCAATTCTGCACAAAGTATCCAAAGATCGACCGATATCTGAATACCCAGCGTCTGGTAAGGCTGCGGGAACGGGTCCTGGTCGATATGGATTTTGAACGTTCGACGGTGTCTCACCATGAAAATATTTTCGTAGATTATGACAAGATGAAATACATGTCAATCTGCAAGAACCGGTGGAATCTTTGGGAGAACAAGCCAATCGAGACAGCCAGCGAGTTCTGCTATCTGCTGCGGAAGCTCGTCAATTCGGATGAGAGCCGCCAGCGGGAAGTACTAGATATTTGCATGACCCGGCCCAGAGTCATCATCTTCTACAACTTTGACTATGAGCTGGATATTCTGCTGAATCTGGCCTATGACGAAGGCGTGGAAGTAGCACAATGGAACGGGCATAAGCATCAACCGATTCCGGATGGAGAGCGATGGGTCTATCTCGTACAATATAACGCCGGGGCAGAAGGTTGGAACTGTATCAAGACAGATACAATTATATTTTACAGTCAGAACTACTCCTACAAGATCATGGAACAGGCATCTGGGCGTATCGACCGGCTAAACACGCCGTACAAGGATCTCTGGTATTACCACCTTAAGAGCCGGGCAGGGATTGATCTGGCAATTTCGAGGGCGCTGAACTCGAAGAAGGCATTTAACGAAAGGAAATTTTATGGAGAGTAATGATATTCGAGAACTGTTTACCAAGGAAATCGTAGAAAAAGCCAACAAAGAAATGACTGATTACGCAGTTTCTGATGAGTTGGCACTCAAAATGATGCTTCGCGCCACCTATGATGCTGCTTTTCAGAATTTCCTTGGAAATTATGTTATTGGCGCGATTGGGAAAATTATTGAAAAGTTGGAGGCGGAAAACTAATGGCGCTGTTTCATGGAATTTACAAGTGCCGCTTGTGTGGAGAATTATTTGAGTCTATTGCAACTGCTAGTGAAAACACGGCAATTGAATCCGTTTCGGGTGCAGCCTATGATGGCAAATGGTATCCGAAGGGCTGCGGAATTGGTGCGCATGTACGTGACGTTCACCATTGTAAAGATGGAAGCTTGGGGATAGGAGACTTTCAAGGATTCAAAAAGGAGGAAGACAAATGATTAAAGATTCTGGAGATCGCACGGAGTTTGAAACCGGTGCCAAGCGCGATATTTATGATTCTTTAAGGCTTACTGCGACGACCTGGGAGAAAATAGCAGATGCCTTAAATGCGATTGCAGAATACTTCGAGAAAGTAACGGCTTGTCTCATGGACTTGATTGAAGAAATTAAGAGGCAGCCATTGAAGATGATTCTGCAGAAGCTGCGCCCTGACTACAAGGACAAATGCAAAATCCGGTGGCTGGATATTCCCAACAAGGTTATGCAGGGGAGAATCAGGAGGTTCTGCTAATGGGAAATATTTCAAAGAAAATCAGAAAGAAGCTTGTCAAAGTTATCAATGCTAATTGCCATCGTGTAACGCACTTTGGAGAGCACAATGCGACATTTGTTCCTTACGACAGCAGCCCACTGTCTGCTATTTGGAAATATCTCTGCATCAGAGATGACGGTGTTTTTACAGGTCGTTTCTTGGTTGATCGAAGCGAAAAACATATTCCTTTCAGTGAGCGCTACTGTTGCATCAATGCTCCAGAACAATTATTTGCTCCAAGAGCGCATATCGAAATCGGCAAACAAATTGTCAATAGACTAAAAGAACACAACCAGCTTTACGCTGTTTATTACACATGGAGGAAAAGGAAATGATTAAAGATTCTGGAGATCACACCGAATTTGAAACTGGTGCAAAACGTGACATGCACGCAGGGAAGGGGCGGATGGATCTTCTGCCCTGGCATGGCATTATGGAGGTCAGCAAGCACTGCGAGGAGGGTGCGCTGAAGTACGGGGAACACAATGTGGATAAGGGCATCCCGCTGCATTCGCTTCTGGACAGTGCTTCTCGGCATCTGGCAAAGTACATGGTCGGTATGGACGATGAGGACCACCTGCGTGCTGCCTGCTGGAACCTGCTCTGGGCATTGAACCAGCGGGAGACCCATCCGGAGTTGGATGATAGGTTTAGCACAAAGTGTAACCTGGAGTTTCTGGAGAAGCATCTCGTAGTAAAACCGCTAGATATAGTGCGCATTAAATGTCTGCAATGTGGCGATACGCACAGAGTACCTAAAGAAGTATGGAATAATGCACCACATTTGCATGATTCCTATATGAAACTTTCATACTGCCCTATTTGTAAAAAGACAGTGGCTCATGGTATTGTGGAGGAGGTGAAGTCTGATGAATGACTGGATGCGCGAAGTGGATTATGCGACCTACTGCCCGAAGTGCAAAAACTTCAAGGTACTGGAGACGGATGAGCCCTGCAATGTGTGCCTGACGGAGTGTGCGCGGGAGGGAACGGTAAAGCCTCTGAAGTTTGAGGAGAAGACGCGAAAATAACGGGCTCCTTTATGAGATGATTAGTCTCGAAATTATATTTTGGAGGTACGAATTATGAACATGAACAAATTCATGACGACTATGGCAAAGGCGGGAGTGCTTTACATTGGTGCATTTGCAATTTGGAAGTTAGGCATTTGGCACGGTGAAGGAGCAGGCGTGGCACTTGGGTATGCGACCGAGCACATCATGTGCGCTGAAGGTGGTGCTCTTGGCTATTTGGAATATGTCGAGAAAAATGAAAGGAACTTGTTTGGCAAGATGTTTACGATGGGAGCCAAAGAAATCGAAAAGCAGTTGAAAAACATTGAGAACAATTAACTCAAAGGCGAGAGCCGTGGAGAAATCTGCGGCTCTTTATTTTTATCATTGAAGGAAGATGCTTGTATGCAACACATGAACATTAAATGCTGCCATTGTGGGGACTATACCCCATTTATCGCAGAGGAGAACGTTGAAGTTATTCCTCAAGTTAATCTCACAAGAACCGATATGGATAATTTGGGCGATATCGCCGAGGCATTGGCGGAATGCGGTTGCTTCGGTGCGTTTGATTTCTTATGCCGGGTTCAGAGCGAAGTGACAAAAATTGTAGAGTATCAGGAGGAACGGTGAACGCTAAATGATATTTGCTGAAGAGGATTTGAACTCTTTGAATGCTATTGCTGGACTATTGGCTTCATTCGGGTGTGATAGTCAGGCTGGCTGTGTGCTTTATATTCAGCATAAAATCGCAAAGACCATGGAGGCTGACGAAAGGAAATGCAGAAATGAGAAACATGTCTAAGAAAACCTGGAAACTCCGGGTTTGGAATTACATGACCGAGATGCAGAAGCTAGATATTCTGCTGAAGCACGCTAAGGTTCCGCATACTTATGGACGTCGTTGGCCAGAGATGGACAGACCAGACTGTCAGGAGTATCTTCCGGGCGGACGGCATGATGGTGGTGAGCAAATTATTGCATATGATGCTGCTGGAAATCGTATCTGGGATGGCATTTGGGGTTGGGGTTCCTATGGCTTTGAGCAGGGGCTTATCGAGGTGATGGGCAGACAGGCGCTTGGCCATGATGATGTTGATGGCTGGCTCACGGCTCGTCAGGTCACAAAGATGTGGAGGTGTAGAAATGCTGCGCAAAATCGTTGATTTCGTCAAAAAGATATTCTGGACAGAGCCGATGATTTCGACAGTCAACACGCTGAAAGATGCCATGCGGGATCTTGAGGTGGCCCGGAACCACTTTGAGAATTGTGATCCGGAGTTTATCACGGCTGCTATCTTCGAGCTGAACGCTGCGGAGTGCCGGGTGGATGCTGCGAGGAGGTGTGTGGGGTGAAGACATTTTATTATCCGACTTACAAGTGCCGATTTTGCGAGAAGGAATTTAACGATGGGCATCCCTACTGTAATCCCGAAGATGCAAAGAACAATCTGGCCGGTCTGATGGCGTTCCGCCCAATTCATCATTGCGATGGTGGTCATATTGGCATTGGATATTTTACAGGTCTCGAAAGGGTTGATAAGGATGAATGATATTTGGGATAAGATTGGTACATTCCTTGGGCATTTGCTGGCGGCGACAGCGGCCATCTGCGCGTGGCTGATCATTATTGCGTTCACGCTGAAGATAATTTGGTTAATTTTGTTCCGGATTATGCTGTGAGGTACGATATGATTGACTATGAAGAAGTTGTCGAGGCCATATGGAGGTACGATTGTCCTCGAATTGACATTGATGAGGATATTACGACGCTTTATGCGGATGGCAAAGCTTATGCACAAGTTATTCGCAGGTCTGACGGGTCACGCGAGGACTTGTATTTTGAAGATTACGAGCTTCAAAAAGATATCCTGATCAAGCCGAACGCTACGTTGCGTATTGTTGTCGAGCTTTGCATGAATGGTGACATTAGCTACGCAGATGCCCGTGAATGGGGCATGGAGAATGATATTTCACTTGGGCAGTTCGACAGGTGGCTTTATGGTGCGCTGAGAAAGTCTGATAACCCTGCCCGGATGGAACCGAAAGAACCGTGGCCATATCGAGTGGTGGCGGGCATAAACCGGGTGTTGGAGATTCTGCTTAACTCGATTTTGGAGGATTTTATATGAGATGTTGCCCGGTATGCTATTCAAAAGTGAGGCCAACTGTATACGGAACAGCGACCACTGGGACAAGCCTGGAAATCATGTATAAGATTCAGTGTCGGAATTGCGGATTTGGATGCGATAAAGCAGGCAGTGTCATAGTGCAATATGATGAAGAAACGATGAACCCAATAGCAGATGATCATGGCTTACGGAAACTTATTAGAGACTGGGATTCTATTTTGCGAGATCCTGATAGAGAAAGGCTGGCTGATATATGAAGTACACATTTTGGTTTGAATGTACCGACAATGGTGGTGGACATCAGGCTTTTGAAGTCAAAGCAGAGAATAAGCAGGAGGCCATCAAGAAGGGCATGGCTTTTGCGAAGAAGCATGCTTCGGGTGATATCTGTGGGGACTGGACTTGCAAGTTGATATCGGAGGGAGCATTATGAATGACAATTTTGGTGCAATTACGATACTTGCCCCGAAATGCCAACAGTGTCCGAAGATGAACACCTGCGATCATAAACAGATGGCTCATCTCGGATTCATCATTCCAACATCGGCGAATGATATTTGCAAGCCCATTCGTCAATCTATGAGAAACAACTATAGAAAGGACTATTTGAAATGAAAATCGTTGAACCTAAGTACGAAATCCTCACTGATATTTCTGAAGACGGCATCAAAGAGCTCCAGCAGATCGAGCGGGTGGCCCGTGTCTGCTACAAGAGCGAGGATAAGATCACGCCGGACGGTGAGTCGGCAAAGAAGCTGGTGGGCTTTCTGGTGAAGCAGGGGCATGAGGCTATGCTGGAGCATTCTCAGCTATCCGTGCTGTTCACCTGTGACCGGGCCATTGCCAATGAGCTGGTGCGGCACCGCATTGCTTCTTTTGCACAGGAGAGCACCCGGTACTGCAACTACTCGAAGGAGAAGTTTGAGGGCAGCATTACCGTTGTGGAGCCGTTTTATATCGATAAAGAGCAGAATCGCCTGTTCTATCGTAAATGGGTAGAATCCTGCGAATTGGCAGAAAAAACTTATTTTTTGATGCTTATGAACGGCTATCGTCCTGAACAGGCCCGTTGCGTGCTGCCGCTGTGCTTGAAGACCGAGATCGTGGTGACGGCCAACTACCGTGAGTGGCGCAATATCTTCAAACTGCGTACTCCTGTGGCGGCACATCTTCAGATGAGGGAGCTTATGTGCCCGTTGCTGAAGGAGCTTCAGAGCAAGATCCCGGTGGTGTTCGATGATATTTACACGTACTGGCCTGAGGATGACCAGACACGGAAGGGGAGTGTGGTGAAGTGATGCGAATTGTGCTGCTCGCAAGCATTATTTTACAAGCTATCGCAATTGGAATGTCTTTTGCTGAGAAAATCGGCAAAGAAAAACAGAGAATCATCAGATATACAGGATGGTTCTTGCTTTTGATTTACATGATATTTGGTTGAGGTGATTAACTATGAAAAATCGTATTATTTGCGTCGTTGCATGTATGATGATGCTCGTTGGCTGCATCGGGTTATGCAGTTGTGGAAACTATAGGGTGTTCGATACAACCTTTACCTATTCCTGGGCACAGATTAAGTTGCCCGATGGAACTATTGTTCAAGGCAAAGTGGACAACTGGACTGACTACGAAGGTGATCAGCTGCAAATCACGATTGACGGTACCACATATCTGGTTCATGCAGCAAATGCTATTATGAAAACCTGAGTGGGAAAGGATGTGGTGGCAAGAAATGCAGCAGAAAACGTATGATTTTCTCATCCAGATGAGGGCTCCTGTGCTTACCTTTGGCGGAGACTTGCTGGGCGAGGCAATTGAACTGGTTATTCACGACCTGGAGGTTCATCAATTCATCTCGCTGGCAGATGTTGAGTGCAATCTGGCAGATAAGTTCAGCTGTAGCCCAGGTTCTGCGGATCGGAGACTTCGCAGGGCAATGGATATGATGGAGTTCCGGGCAGGAGAGTATCCGAATCCGGAATTGGAGAAACTGCGCGTTGAGTATCGTGTGAATACATGGTCTATTAAGAAATTCCTCTACGCAGCGGCAAGGAGGCTGATGAGTTATGACTAATAAGGATCGAGCGATACGCCTGATTTGGTGTACGCTGATGCTGTGTCTGAGTATCTGGTTGTGCGGATGCTCAAAACGGGCTGAGAGCAAGAGCACCACGAGCGACGAGCAGGAGTATCACATCACAATTTACTATCCGAACACTAGAGATGTGTACGTAGAAGGCGATGGTGATGTGTTCTGGATGAGCTCAACCGATCATAGGATTAAAGTTCAAATCAATGACAAACGATACAGTGCGAGTTGGAACAATGTTATTATTGAGTGGGATGTGAAATAATGAAAAGGTTTAATACGATTATTTGGGAATTGCCACCGTAAATCTTGACGATGGTGAGTCTCCATGATATTCTTATACCAAGTTCAATGAGGAGGTGCTTTTATGGCACGGACGGTAAAATGCCCTAGCTGCGGTGCTGAACTGACAGTGAAAGACGACAACAGGGACTTTATGTTTTGCGAGTTCTGTGGGACGAAGGTTCGGTTGGATGACTATCAGGAGACGCACCGGTATGTAAATGAAGCGGAAGTCCAGCGAGTGAAGGCTGAGAAAGAGCTGGAGCTTAAAAGGATGGAAGCTTATACAAAAAGAGAAGAGCAAGCTGGTAAGCAATTCATAACGTTAATGTCTATCTGTTTGGGTGTTGCACTATTCTGTGTGCTAATTAGTAGATTTATGTAAAGATATGTTTAGTTTTTGTCTACTGCCCATTTTCATTTGCCGCTTTTTGTGAATTTTTGTGATAAAACGTCGGAATTTGTCATTTTCGTGGCCAAAAACCCAGTTCGTGGCCAAAAATTTTAGAAAAAATGGCCACAAAAAATAACGATAATTCGTTAAAATTATGCAATTTGGCCAAAAACCCACTTTTTTCTTTTAGTTAATGAAAAAAATGAAAAATTATATATAGTAATTGACGCTGAAAAACGGGTTTTTGGCCAGTGCTATTTTGGGCTTGAAAAAACTTGCCCATGGATGTATCATAGAACCACAGTGTACGAACGTAACGCTTCTGATTCTACGAGGTATTTTGTATGGCTTTTGAAGAATGGTGGACAACTGATCGGGATGGTAATCGTGTGGATTGCCGCGCTAATCAATTTGTAGAGCTTCATGCTAAAGCTCCCGTATGCGAATGCGGTCAGCACCTTACGCATGTCGGACCAGAAACATGGAAATGCGACCACTGTGAGATGTGCTATTCATATGACGATTTGTATAGATCCCATGGCCCTGAAGCATATGATTATAACTGCGATGCGGGTTCTATACAAGACGATTATGGCGAGCGAAAATATGAAAGCCTTCCGATGCACTGCGGTCCCGAAGAACTGTTTGACAGATATTAACATTCATGAGCATTGCCTCTGCGTGAAAAACGCAGGGGCTTTTTCTTTGTCCAAAATTCACAGAAATTCACATTTTTTCACAAAAACCACCGCGATAAAAACATCCTCTTTTATGAGGAGAATAGAGTGTGTCTCAAATGCACCATTCTCTTTATTTTTGGAGGTTGAACAATGCTCGAAAACAAATTCAAAACAAGATTGGTGAAAGAGCTGAAAGAACGCTTTCCCGGTTGCAAGGTCGTTCATTTAGACCCGAACGAGGTACAGGGATATCCTGACCTCTTGGTTCTTTATAAGCATACCTGGGCAGCTTTGGAAGGCAAACGTTCGGCAACTGCATCTCATCGACCAAACCAGGATTACTATGTCCAGCAGTTCGGCGAGATGAGCTTTGCAGCTTTCATCTATCCCGAAAACAAGGAGGAAGTTCTGAATGCAATGGAACGATCATTCGAGGCTCACGGGGCAGCATGCTTTCCTCGGAGCCAGTAAGTATCATTGGCTCAACTACGACGCACAGCGTTTGGCCGATGCGTACTTGAGCTTTCAAGCAAAAGAAAAAGGCACGAGGCTTCACGCATTTGCAGCAGAGTGCATTACACTCCGGCAGAAGTTGCCCAAAAGCAAAAAGACGCTCAATGCCTATGTCAATGACGCAATTGGCTTTCGCATGATTCCTGAGATGGTTCTCTACTACAGTGAGAACTGCTTTGGAACTGCAGATGCGATTTCGTTCAACGACGATCTTCTCCGCATCCATGATCTTAAAACCGGAGCTGTTCCTGCACATATGGAACAGCTCTTTATTTATGCTGCTCTGTTCTGCATGGAATACGGGATTCGACCGAAAGATATTCAGTTTGAGGCTCGTATCTACCAGAATGACGATGTTTGGATCGAAAATCCTACTTATGAGGATATTGACCCCATCATCGAGAAGATTCGCGAGTTTGATAAGGTAATTGCAGAATTGAAGTTAGGAGCAGTAGCATGAACCAGATCGAGAAAGATGTCCGCACCTATTTTGGCATTCCTTCCAACGAAAGCGTTTTGGAGCACTATGGCACCAAACGTCATTCCGGTCGCTATCCGTGGGGCTCTGGCAAGACTCCATACCAGCATTCTGGCGACTTTCTCTCGCGTGTGAACGAATTGAAGAAAAACGGTCTGTCTGAGAAAAATATTCTTGAAACCATCAATAACGGCATGCCGGACGAGTATAAAATGGGGCTTACGGAGTTCCGCATTGCTTTACAGAAGGCGGGCCACGACCGCAAGGCTCTGGAGTACGATCAGATTCGTGCATTAAAGGATGACGGCCTGGGCTGGAAAGCCATCGGAGATAAGCTCGGCATGAGTGAGTCGAGCGTCCGATCCAAATACAATAACGGAATTGGCGAAAAAGCAAGTCAAGCTGAAAAAATTGCCGAAACTTTGAGAAAAGAAGTAGACAAGAAAGGCATGATCGATATTTCGGAAGGTGCCAACCAGGTTCTGGGCGTGTCCGAAAGCAAGCTGGATGAAGCGGCATATATTCTGGAAGCAGAATATGGCTATAAGCGTTACGGCGTTGGTATTCGGCAGCCGACAAATGTTCGTCAGCAGACCAATATCACGGTGCTTGCAAAGCCTGAATATGACCAGAAGTATGCTTATCAGCACCAGGATCAAATTGATTCGCTGGGTGATTATCATAGCGATGATGGTGGTGACACCTTTACGAAGCTTCAGCGTCCGGCAAGCCTAGATTCCAACCGCGTTGCAATTCGATACGGCGATGAAGGCGGCCTGGATAAGGACGGCGTCATGGAAATTCGCCGTGGTGTACCCGATCTCGACCTTGGCAAGAGCCATTATGCGCAGGTTCGCATCCTTGTAGATGGCGATCATTACCTGAAGGGCATGGCTGTTTATTCAGACGACCTTCCGGATGGTGTGGACATCATGTTCAATACCAATAAGCCTTCGGGAACTCCCAAAATGAAGGTTTTGAAGGAGGCAAAAGCTGACCCCGACAACCCGTTTGGTGCAGCTATCAAAGCGAATGGCCAAAGTACGTACATCGGTGCGGATGGTAAAGAACATTTGTCACCTATCAACAAACTGAAAGAAGAAGGTGATTGGGATACGATGTCCCGCAACGTTTCTTCTCAGTTTCTATCCAAGCAACCGAAGAAGCTGATTGAGAACCAGCTGAAACTTACCGTTGCAGATTATCAGGCGCAGTATGATGAGATCATGCAGTACGATAATCCGACGGTCAAGAAGAAGTTGCTCAATGATTTTGCAGATACCTGCGAAGGCACCTCGATGACCTTGAAAGCATCGGCATTCCCTGGACAGTCTACCAAGGTCATTCTTCCCATCAATAAGATCAAGGAAACGGAGGCATACTGCCCGACTTACGAGAATGGTACGCAGCTCGCGCTGATTCGTTACCCTCATGCAGGCACTTTTGAGATTCCTATTGTTACTGTAAACAATAAGAACCTGCACGGCAAGCGCAATCTCGGCCAGATCCAGGATGCCATTGGCATCAATGCGAAGGTTGCAGAGCGTCTGTCTGGTGCTGACTTTGATGGCGATACCGTTATGGCTATTCCCATGTCCGACAAAGTCAAGATCAAGTCTACTCGTCCGCTCGATGACCTGAAAGACTTTGATCCTAAGACTGCTTATGCGGTTCCCGAAGGCAATCCCAATCATGTGCGCCTTATGAAAAAGGAAGAAAAGCAGAAAGAGATGGGCATCATCTCGAACCTGATTACGGACATGACGCTTCGGGGTGCCGATGAGAAAGAACTGGCCCGTGCGGTGAAGCACTCGATGGTAGTCATCGATGCTGAGAAGCATAAGTTGGACTATAAGCGCTCCGAGAGAGAGAACGGCATCCAAGAGCTGAAGCAGAAGTGGCAGATCCGTGTAGACGAAGAAGGCAACGAGAAGTATGGCGGTGCATCTACACTGCTGTCTCGCCGTAAGCAGACAGTCCGCGTTCCCGAACGCCGCGGAAGTGTGCGCGTGGATAAGGAATCCGGCGAGTACATCTACAAGGAGAGTGGGCGTACATTTACAGACCCCAAGACAGGGAGGGAGCGTCTGGCCGAGGACACAGTCAGCCTGATCTCCGAGACGAAGGATGCACGCACGCTGTCTTCTGGTACAATCCAGGAGAACTTGTATGCAGACTTCTCCAATAAGCTGAAGGCGATGGCTAATCAGGCCCGCAAAGAGGCAGTGAACATGAAGGGCATTCAGCGTGACCCGCAAGCAGCCAAGACCTATGCTACGGAAGTAGCTTCGCTGAAAGAAAAGTACAACAATATGATCGCTAACAAGCCAAAAGAGCGCAAGGCGATGCTTATCGCAAATGCCAACATCAAGGCTAAAATTCAGGAACAGGGTCTGAACCCTGCGATTGATAAGAAAGAGATCAAGAAGATCTCATCCGTCGAGATGCAGCGTGCCCGTGACTCTGTTGGTGCAAGTGGCCGCAAATCCAAGGTCACGTTCACTGATAAAGAATGGGAAGCTGTTCAAGCTGGCGCAATTTCGGACAACATGTTGACGAAATTCTTGAATTCTTCGGATTCTGACGAAATCGTAAAGCGCGCAATGCCGAAAACGACATCTGTTATGTCTTCTGCTAAGATGAGCAAAGCAAAAGCGATGCTCCGCAGCGGATACACGTACAAAGAAATCGCGCAGGCTTGCGGCGTACCAGAATCTACGGTTTATAGTGCGCTCAATAAATAAAACATTTCAGAAAGGCTTTGAATTATGGTTCGATGCTTTTTGACTACGATCGACAACCCATACAATCCGTATGACCAGTTCGATCAGTGGTATCGGTACGATACAGATCATGGCTATAACTCTTCTGGTCTGCTTATGCGGCTGGCAGAGACGTCCTCTCAATTCACAGACAATGAAAATGCCTATGAAATTGAGCGCGCAATTGACAAAATCGTTGCGAATGATCCGATAAACATCTATAAAAAGCTCAAGCTCACCCTCGAAGACGAGGACGCCATCAAAGAAAGCGCATAAAGGCATATGGAGGGGGTCTCAAAAATGACACCCCCTCTCAAATCGCGCCGGTCTTTGATATTTCCCCGGAGGGAAAATTGATATTTGGGCTTTAAGAACAAGAAAAAACACCAGAATCCTCGCCGTGCATTGAGAATACTGGTGTTTTTATATTTTACTGCTTTTGTTCCGTGTCCATAGAAGCAGTCACAAGCTGCTCTAAAGACATTGTAATGTTTCGGAGACAATCTTCACGAGTTACTGAAACATTTTTGACGACTGTATAATCGCTTTTCAAGGTTATAACTTTTTCTAAAGTATCGTTCATTCTGTATCACCACCTTTCAAACAGAATAAACGAGTCTGTTAAGATGTTAAACCTCCAGAACAAGTATACAGATAAGTATATGCCAAGTCAAGCGGGAACAAAAGAAAGACAATCGCCGAGGCTGTGGGGAGTAGACTACGGCTTCGGCGGTTTTTGCAAGGGCTCATGGGAGGAAGATCGTTCCTCCTTTTGGGTTTCATGATGTTAAACCTCCAAAATTAACATTGTTCATGATCGAGTTTGTCCATTTTACCTTTGCGACGGAAGGCATTTGTTTTCATTTTCTCCTTTCAAATGATAGGCCGTGCTGATACTCCTGACACCTCCCATGAACCCTTGCAAAAGCGTAAACCTTATTACATATGTGCGAAAAGAGGATTGCGGATGAAACCGAAGAAAAACGCGCCCGGAGAAACGGCTGCGGCTTCGGCCCGGCCAGCATCATCTCCGGAAGCACAGGAAAATTACATGATCAACCTTGCGATGAAGCTGGTGGAGAAGCGGCTGCGCGAGGGTACGGCATCCAGCGCCGAGACGACTCATTTTCTGAAGCTGGCGACGACGAAAGCGGACCTTGAAAAGAAGAAGCTCGAAGAGGAAAACAAGCTGCTGCGGGCGAAAACAGAGACGTTGCAGAATGCAAAGAACTCGGAAGAGCTGTACGCAAATGCCATTCAGGCGATGCGGAAGTACAACGGCCTTGGCGAGGATGACGAGTATGCGGACAGCTGAGATGAAAAGCTACACGGAACTATGCCAGCTGGCGACATTTGAAGAGCGGCTGAAGTATCTGGAGCTGCACGGGGAAGTCGGGAAAGACACGTTCGGGTTTGACCGATGGCTGAACCAGGCGTTTTATCAATCGAAAGAATGGCGGCAGTTTCGGGACCGGATCATCGTGCGGGACAACGGCTGCGACCTGGGATGCGAAGACCACCCGATCACGGACTGGGTGCTCCAGGGCGGAAAAGCGATCCGGCCGAAGATCTCGATTCATCATCTGAACCCCATTACAAAAGAAGATGTCCTCCAGCACAGCAAAAAACTGCTGGACCCGGAGAACGCCATTTGTGTTTCGGCGGCGACGCATAAAGCCATCCATTACGGGACGGGTCAAAATGCAAAACTGCCAGACGGAGAACGAAGACCAGGCGACACCTGCCCATGGAGGAAAGAACATGTACCAGAGACGAGCGTTTGAACCGAAGGAAACGAAAACCAGCAATGATATCCGCGCGAAGCTGGAGGAAGCAGAGCAGATGCTTTGTAAGATCGGCCCTTGCAGAGAGCGCAGTCTGGCACTGACGAAGCTGGACGAGGCACTGCTGTGGGCGAACGTGGCAATTGCTCAGGCCGGTGTGGAAGATTACATGCAATAAAGGAGAAAACAAAATGAACAACGAAGCAATGATGAACCGCGCAAAGCAGCTGGTGGTGGACTACTTTAACGCCCATGTGGACGTGACTGACGGCAAGAAGCTGACGATGGAGGACGTGTTCATCGTATGGTTCAGCAAAACTCTGCAGAACTGGAAGGCCCTGGTGAGCACCACCGTATCGGACGGGATGTATTACGAGATCACCCACAACGGCGACAAGGGTGAGACCTATGTGGACGTCTACAAGAAGTGGGATAACAAGTGCGTCCCGGACTAAAAGCATAAAGCGCAAAAAGGAGAACAGATGGAAAGTATACTGACCTCGGTGAAGAAGCTCCTTGGGATGACCGAGGAGTATGCTGTGTTCGACACCGACCTGATCATGCACATCAACAGTGTGTTCATGATCCTGAACCAGATGGGCGTCGGGCCGAAGGATGCGTTCTGCATTACGGACGCGACGGCGACGTGGAGCGATTTTGCGGGGGAACGGGCCGACCTTGCAGCAGTCAAGAGTTATGTAGCGCTGAAGGTGCGGCTGCTGTTTGACCCGCCGCAGAGCTCGGTAACAATGGACGCCATCAAGAACCAGATCAGCGAGCTGGAATGGCGGCTTTATGTTGCATGCGACAAGGAGGCAGAGGAATGAGACGGCTTTTATTCTCGGTGAGCGGGCAGAGCCTGCGCAAAGAAGGAAGCTTTGCCGGTGTGATCGCCGGAACGAAGGGATATTTGCTCTGCCACTTTGGCATGGCGGAACAGGACTGGCTGGGCGCCAAGAAGATCGCGCTGTTCAATGACCAGTACCCGGCGGCAGTGAACGATGCCGGTGAGTGCATGGTGCCGGACGAAGTGACGGACGGCAAGAGCATCAAGGTGGCGCTGATCGGCCAGAACGGAGTGACCCGCATCAAGACAAACCCGGTATTGATCGAGCAGGTGAGAGCATGACGACGGTAGACGAACTTTTTGCAGCAATGGACGCCCCAAAGGTTGACCGGGTGATCCTGACCATTGATGAGAATCTGCGCATCATCGACATCCCGAACCTTGCCGTCGTGATCGGTGCAGAGGGCGACAAGGATGTGAACCGGCTCTACTTCAAAATGGATCGGCTTTACCGCGGGACGGACCTGGCGGCGTTTACGCCCCGCATCAACTACATCAATGCCGCGGGTAAGAACTATTACTATGATGCCACCGACCTGACCGTTGAGGGTGACAGCCTGACGTTTTCCTGGCTGATCCGCGCGCAGGCGGCCGAGGTGAGCGGCACGGTGGAGTTCAGCGTGTGTATGCGGCAGTATGCTGAGAAGGAGCTGGTGGCGGAATTCAACACCACGACGTCTTCGATGAAGTGCCTGAAGAGCATCCACAAGGAAGATGCGGAAAACGATTCGGTCTATTCCGGAACATTTGCGGTGCTGGACGAGGCGATCTTCGACGAGGCGCTGCTTGGATAAAGACGATGAGAGGTGCAAAACATGAACTATCAGAAACACAATTTCAGGTCAGGGCAGCGCCTTTATGCTTCCCAGCTCAATGGCATGGACGACGCCATCCTTGAGCTTGCAGAAGAGATGAAGAATGCCGGTGGTCTTTCGATTGGCACGGTGACCACCGGTGCACAGGCCGCAGCAAGTATTCAGGATGGTAAACTGAACCTTGTGTTTCCCGTGACGAACATGGGCGGCGGAAGCGGCATCTCGGATGCAACAAAGCGTTACATTCTGGCCCTGTTTGAGAATGCCGCCTACAAAAACGGCACGATGCAGGCGACCTACAATGCTCTGAAAGCAGAATTGGGGATGGGGTCCGGAACTACCGTCACGCCCAGCCAGCCGGGAACACCGGATACCCCCAGCGATACGCTGCCGACTCCGCTCTATAAGCTGGCCGCGCAGAAGACCTTTGTACAATCCAAGAAAGAGTTCATTGACACTGGGCTGAAGCTGTTCGAAACCGTGAACGATGCCATGGAGCTGACATTGCTTGCGACGTTCTCGGTCGCGGCGGGTACATACACCGGCAGCTCTCCGGCTGTGCTGTTCGACTGCTTCAATGGTGGTGGCAACGATCAGCGCGGTGTCATGGGTTGCACCTGGGACAAAGGCAATTTCGGTGTCAACGTCTATCATTCTTCCAGCGTATCGAATACTCTGGTGGACAACACCAAGCTGCAGCTGGCCATTCAGATCAAGGGTGGCACATACCGCACGACCCAGAACGGAACATTTGGGGCCTGGAACAGCATCTCGAATTACGGGACCGGCAAGACAGTCTCCAAGAGCCTGCTCATCGGCGCTTCGTGGACCGACGCCAACGACGTCGAAGTCGCTGGCAAGTCCCGTTTCTTTGTCGGTACGGTGTACGACTTCCAGGTATATAACAAGGCGCTGACGGACGCACAAGTCAAGACCCTGCTGGCGGAAGGACTTGGTGGCAGCACTGTCACGCCCAGTCAGCCTGAAACCCCCAGCAACGGCCTGCCGACGCCGCGGTATAAGCTGGCAGCTCCGAAGACTTTTGTACCGGCCAACAAAGAATTTATCGACACTGGGATCAAGCCGTTCGCAGCCATCGACACCGGCATGAATCTGACAGTGTACGCCACCTTTACGGTGGCTGACAGTGCAGTTAATACGGTGACAGTTTTACTTGATTGCTTCAGCGATCTCACCAACGATCAGAGAGGCATCATGGCTGCAACATGGACCAACGGAACCGTGGGCATGAACATGTTCACCTACGGCAGTCACTTTGTCAAGATCGAATCCGGGAAGAAACTGAAGTTT